GCCTCCGAATGAACAACAAGTTCTGCAAATTGAGAGCATGGTAGCGGAGTTAATCGCGCAAGGAATGCAGGAAGTAAAAGCAATGAGTGCTCAGATAAGCGGGGGCGGCGAGCAAGATCCCTTAATCGCCCTGAAGGAACAGGATCTTCAGATTCGGGCACAGCGAGATGCTAATGAAATGGCAGTCGATCAGGCTCGTTTGGAATTGGATACGAAGAAAGCTAGAAACACTATGTCTCTAGGGAAAGAACGTATTGCTTCTACAGAAGAAATTGCGGCTGCACGTATTAAAGCCGCACGAGAGCGCGAACTGCTGAAACAGGATTCAAAAGAAACTATTGTCGTAGACCGGGAAAATAGGAGATAATTATGGCTGCTGCGAAAAGAAACCAACCTTCTGTTGGCAAGATTGCCAAAGGAGAGGTTATTAGTGACCAAGGAACGGTTCCATATCATGGACCAAAAACGGTAGCTACACCTAATACTCTGAAAGGTACTGTAGTAAAAGGTACTCAGAAAGGGGTGGGCGCTGCGCTTCGCGGCACTTCCTATACATATGACTGAGGAGAATTTTTTATGAATGAAGTATCCCATTGGGTAAAAGGACGGTTATCGGAACCATCTACCTATGCAGCGGCAAGTGTCGCAGCCATAGGTGGTTGGGTGTTGACCGCACAGATGTCATGGATCTGGGTTTCACTCGTTCTGGCAGCAGTAGCTGTGGTAAGGCACGAAAAAGAATAGGCAATGGATCTTTATGGAAGCAGAAGTTTCGTTAATCAGAGACTACTGGCAACAGGTCATGGGTCTTTTGGCTCTGGTAGTGGTCGCCGCGAAGCTTTCTTCCAGCGTCAAAGAACTCCGCAAAGATGTCGATGATATTATTTCCAGAAATACGTTTGTGGAAACAACCCGACTTAGGGCACAAGTAGATATGCATGAAAAACAGATCAGTGCTTTATGGCAATTTACAAATAAGATCAGAGATATGTTTAACGGAGGCTCCAAGTAATGCCGATAGCTACTCTTTTGCCAAGCCTTCTCCCTGTAGTAGGGGATGTCCTGGATCGGTTCTTCCCGAATAAAGAAGAGAAGGAAAGAGCACAAAGAGAAATAGAGGCAAAGCTAACCGAGCACCTTGCTAAAATTGACCTAGCCCAGTTAGAAGTAAACAAACAAGAAGCAAGCCACAGATCCATCTTTATTGCAGGATGGCGACCCTTTGTCGGATGGACCTGTGGGCTTGCTTTATTTTATACCTATTTAGCACAGCCCATAGCTATGTTTATTTTGGCACAGACAGGGGATCTGGTTCAGTTACCCCATGTAGATTTAAGCATGATGATGCCTGTTCTGTTAGGAATGCTTGGATTGGGAGGTCTTAGAAGTTTTGAAAAGTATAAGGGAGTAAGTAAGTGATATGGATGGTATTCTTCTGGCGGAACATTTGCTGAAAATTGTTGAGGAAAGACACAATAGAATTGTAGAGATGATAACCAGAGGTTCTTTAAAAAACATGGAGGAATACAAACAATTAGTTGGCTCCTTGGAATCTTTGGATTATATAGGAGATTCCATAAGGGAAATCCTAGAAAAGGCAGACTAATGACAGACACAACCGTTTCTATAAAAGAAGCGCCAAAAGGTGAAAGTACCGTTATTTCTTTTGATAAAGCTTATATTAATCCAGAAGAAAAAATCTTAGATCCAGAGAAATTAGAGGGCAGCGCCCTTGAAAGGTTGCCTAAACCGACTGGATGGAGGCTTTTAATTCTTCCTTATCGTGGGAAAGGGAAGACAGAGGGGGGAGTTTTCCTTCCTGACCAAACGATAGAAAGAGAATCCGTTGCAACGGTATGCGGATACGTTCTTTCTGTTGGGCCTTTGGCGTACAAGGATAAGGAAAAGTTCCCTAGTGGGTCCTGGTGCGCGGAGAAGGATTGGGTCATTTTTGGGAGATACGCGGGTGCTCGTTTTAAGATAGACGGCGGCGAGGTTCGTATCCTGAATGACGATGAAGTAATAGCCGTTATCCAGGACCCTGAAGACATCCTGCACTTTTAACATGGAGAAAACCCATGCCTGAACCGGAACAAAATATTGTAGATCTTCCTTCCGAAGGACAACATGTATCAGTAGAGATAGATAAAGACTCTGTTTCTCCTGCTATCCAGGAAGGAACTGTAGAAGAACATGAGGAATACAGCGCCAAAGTTCAAAAACGTATAGATAAGCTGACTAAAAAAGCACGAGAGGCAGAGCGACAGCAAAAAGCTGCGATTGAATATGCAAAAAACGTCCAACAGGAAAATACAGCCTTAAAAGGACGTGTGCATAACTTGGATGTGGGATACGTTAGCGAGTATGGGGATCGGATTACCTCTCAGACTGAATCTTTGACTAAAGATTTAGAAACCGCCATAGCGACAAATGATACAAGCCAACAAGTAGAATTAAACAAAAAGCTGGCGCAGTTAGCTATTGAAGAAGAGAGAGTACGAGCGGCTAAAGCAGAACAAAAACGTATGGAGCAAGCTCCTACCCCTGCTGCACAACAAACCGCACAGCCCCAGGCTCCTGTTCGAGCAGACCCTAAAGCTGAAGAATGGGCAACACAAAATAAATGGTTTGGAGAAAATGATGCCATGACGTTTGCAGCATTCGGCATTCATAAAACATTGGTTGAAGAAGAAGGCTTTGACACAAACTCTCCTGAATATTATGCTGAGATTGACAAAAGAGTTCGAGAAGCTTTTCCACATAAGTTTGATCAAGAAACTATGGTGGAAGAGACAGTCTCCGTATCAGAAGGTAGACGGCCTCAACAGGCTGTTGCCTCTGCCGTTCGTTCCAGCAATTCTGGACGCAAAACAGTAAAACTCTCTCCTAGTGAAGTTGCGATAGCCAATAAACTTGGAGTGCCGCTTAACGAGTACGCGAAATACAAACGCTGATGGAGAACGATATGACCACTGAAAAGATTGATCGCACTCCCCGCGCTGCAAAGACTAGAGCGACGAAACCACGTCGCAAGCCTTGGCAACCACCGTCTATGTTAGACGCACCCCAACCACCAGAAGGTTTTGCTCACCGCTGGATTAGGGCTGAAGTGAGGGGATTTGATGACCGAAAGAATATTTCTGCTCGTATGAGAGAAGGGTGGGAATTGGTCCGTAAAGAAGAATACCCTGATTTTGAAGCTCCTACGATGGATACAGGTAAGTATGAAGGAGTTTTTGGTGTTGGAGGACTGTTGTTAGCTCGTATTCCTGTAGAAGTTGTTGAAGATCGCACAAGTTACTTCCAGAGGCAAAATTCGGAAGCTATGCAAGCGGTGGATAACGATCTTCTAAAGGAGACGCAACATCATTCGATGGCTATTCAGAAGCCTGAACGTCAATCGCGTGTTACGTTTGGTGGTCCTAAGTCGGAGACTTAGGAACTACTGTTTTAATTCAACAATTGCTTTGAGGAGCAAATGGTATGGCTAATCTCAATGGATCGTGGGGTTTGAAACCTGTCGCTAAGATGGGCCAGAACTCCAATTCCACTGGTGTTAGTGGCTATACAATGTATGAAATTGCCAACGGCAATACTAACGTTCTTTATCAAGGTCAACCTGTTATACCCCTAAGTACGGGATATATCGACTTAACAGGTGATGCCGCTGGTGGATCTGTTGGTTTGCTTGGTGCTTTCATGGGTTGTGAATACGTCTCTAGCACTACTGGAAAACCCATTTGGTCTATGCATTGGCCCGGTTCTGGGGCTGATAGCAATCATCCAGTAAAGGCATGGGTCGCAGATGACCCACTGCAAATCTTTACGATTGCAACGGATGCCACATGGACAAGTAAAGCAACGGCGAGAGCCGGTGTCTTTGCAAATGCGGCCTTTGCCACAGCTACCAGTGGAAGTACTACTACTGGTATGTCATCTGCGACATTGGGCGTTTCAACAATCAACACCACCAATACCCTAAATCTAAGGATATTGGGGTGGGTTGATGATGCGTCTAATCAAGATTTCAGTGCTGCTGGTATTGGCGTTTTGGTACGGTTGAACAATCACTATCACAGCCCGAATGGTGCGGCTGCTGCTGGTACTGTTTCAACTACTGGCATATAGGAGGGCTGACTAATGGCTATTAGTAGAGCACAACTAGTCAAAGAGCTAGAACCCGGCCTTAATGCCTTGTTTGGCTTAGAATATGACCAATACGGAAGAGAGTACGAAGATATCTTCGACATGGAGAACTCTGATCGTGCTTTTGAAGAAGAGGTCATGCTGAGTGGCTTTGGTTCAGCGCCAACGAAGACTGAAGGTACGGCCATCACTTATGATGACGCACAAGAAGTCTACACTGCTCGTTATACAATGGAGACAATTGCACTTGCATTCTCCATTACTGAAGAGGCAATCGAAGATAATCTTTATGATCGGTTGGCTGGACGGTATACACGGGCTTTGGCAAGAAGCATGAGCCAGACCAAAGAGGTCAAAGGCGCAGCGGTTCTTAACAATGCATTTGACAGCACCTATACGGGTGGTGATGGGCTGGAACTTTGTTCCACGGCTCATACACTGGCTAATGGTAACACTTTCCGGAACGAGCTTTCGACAGCCGCCGATTTAAATGAGACCAGTCTTGAACAGGCTCTTATTGATATCGCAGGATTTGTCGATGAGCGCGGTCTGAAAGTTGCTGTTAAAGGTACAAAACTGATAATTCCAAAGGAACTTCAGTTCACTACCGACCGTCTACTTGAATCAACACTTCGTCCGGGAACAGCGGATAACGACATCAATGCTATTCGGAACATGGGAATGATTCCGCAAGGCTATGCCGTTAACCATTATTTGACGGATACTGATGCTTGGTTCATCAAGACTGATGCTCCGAATGGAGTAAAAGGTTTTAATCGAACTCCGATTAGAACTTCCATGGAAGGTGACTTCGATACCGGAAATGTAAGGTACAAGGCCCGTGAACGCTATGCGTTTGGTTGGTCTGATCCTCGTGGTATCTTTGGTTCACCTGGAGCGTAATGAAATGCA